TCCCGCTCGCGCTAGGACCGGAAATTAATGTCGTCATGTTATCGGTCGCGCCAAATGTATTGACGACTATGCCTCTAACATCTCCATTATCAATGTCTGTATCACTTACCTTGATGACTGGATCTTGAGCAACATTTAAAACCCGCAATCCATTGATCTCAATACCATAAGTGTCTGGTGTTACAGCATCAACACCAAGCCTTAAAGTGTGCCCACGTTGGACGCTTCTTTGGTTTTTAATCTGCAAGTTGCGGCCCATAAAGAATATGTCGCCGATTTGTGGGCTTGGAACTATGTTGCCGCCGAACGCGCAATTCAAGAAAGTTACATTTTCGCAACGAATCCAAGAATCTTCAGCTTCATATCTTGTGCCTGCGGCAGTTGCATTATCAGCAAATTCGCAGTTCAGCATCAAAAATCGGGTGTTTCCATACGAAGCTGCATCAGACGGATTACCAATTACAAGGCCATGGCCTGTATTTTCAACAGACCAGCAAGTATCCATTGTCACCAGTCCGGTATAGAGTTTATTTGTCCTACCGCTTAGTGTGCCGGAGTCAAAAACATATCCATGCTGTCCATTCCCTTGAGCTAAACATGAAACAAAACGGGATAATTGGTTATGCCCAACCTGAACAAAACCGTTTGCTGGGTGATCTAAAACTCTGACTCGTTCAAAAATCATTGAAGCGATTGCTTTTCCAGCAATATCCGCAGGCTCCATATAGATACCGGAGTTTGCAGTGCTGCCTGATCCCGCAGCCCCCGCCTTTCTGGTCGCAGATGCGCTAACAGACATATCAAGCATTCCGCTTTGTGAGCGGTTAAATGTTACCGCTGGACCACTAAGATGATCTGCTATAATGATTGAAGTTTGCAGACCGTCACCATAAAAAATTAGATTAAATGCCTCTGTTGACGGGCCGACCGTATTTACTGTTCTGTAGTTGCCTTTTGGAAAATAGACTCTATAGATTCTGCTTGATACCGCGTTGTCGATTGCGGCCTGAATAGCAGCAGTGTCATCAGTAGTCCCATCGCCCGTAGCGCCAAAATCTTTGACCGATACTGATTCGTTGAGTTTTGCTTCTACAGTCCTTTCAACCGTACCAGTTCCAGCTTGAGTGAAAGAGACGTTAGTTGCGGATGTCGCGCCAGATGCTAGGTTAATTAGCTCTGGATTGCCCGTAACTGAATTAAATCTTAGAATCTTGTTGAGACGATCAGCCTTCGCAGGCAATGTCATGTTGGTTGTTAGTGGGTCAGTAACCGGAACCTTGAGGCTTCGATTGACTTCTTCATTGACTTGTTGGGTAGCAATCCATAGGCGGTCAAAGTCGTTATTAACGTCAGCCGCTAAGAAGTCCCCAGCATTAGTGTAATCAGTGAGGCGATCATAGGCCATGTCACGATAGAGCGTGAGGATGTCCCCAGCAGTTGCGCCGACAACCAGAGTGACGTTACCACCGGAGTCTGAGCCAACACCGGATACCGTGTAATTCGTTGTCTTGGTTAGGGTTACGCCATTCTTGAGAACGACAATATCGTCATCGCTTACGATCTCAAACGTGTACGCAAATACCGTTTGCCCTGCGGTAGCCGTGTATTGATTTCTACTGGCGCTGCTTGATACTGTCATCTTATCGTCCTGTTAATTTTTCTATTCTTTCGCGTTCCAAAGACATCATTTCTGATCTGATTGTTGGATCTTCCTGAATCATCTGCGCCTTTGCCGCATCCCTGTATGCTGTGAACACTGTTTGAATATATAGAGCCTTGCCTCCTTCTGGGCCATCTGTGGCTTTCTTGTACGCTGGTCTTGCAAACAATTCTTTAAGAGCTACCTTTAAGGGTTTGTTTTTCATAGCTTTATTGTTCTGACCAGAATACAACAGAACATACTTGTCATATTGCTGGGCGTCTAATTCTACCCCATTTATGACCCTTCTGGGCATAGAAATTGACGCTTGCTGAGCCACTATTTCATTAGCAATGGGATCATCTACTTCTTTATTAGTGTAAATCGGAGACATAATATCCGGTCCAAGACCGCCTTGAAGAACAATAGGCTCTCCAAAGATGTTTCTTCTTGGCGGCAAGCCCTTTGAATATCCAGGGATTCTGGATTTAATCCTGTCCATTACAGAGTAAGTCGCGCTAACTGATGGGTCCATAACCCTTTCAATAGCTGCTACTCCAGCCGGAACAATAGATGCTGCTTGTCTTTGTAGGTATGAAGTAAGTTTATAGTTATTGGCTTCTGGATCAGTGCTTGATGAAAAGATTGCATCAAAAGCGTCAGTGACTCCGCTCAAATAAGTCTTGCTTGCCATGTTTTGAGCTATGGATAGCACCGCAGCCGTAGCCACTTCTTGAGCCTCAGCATCAGTAGTTTGCCCCATAATCTCAGTCATATCGGCAGCCATGCCTAACAAAGCACCAATCGGATCAAGACGGTTGTAAGCGTAATAAGTGTCACCTATCTTGATAGAGTAAGGTTGCCATCCAGTTGTTCTGAGTATTTTGTTCATATCTGGATCGACAGGCCCAGCCCCAGTGATAGATCCACTCAAAGCTAGATCAGCAGCAACAGCCATTGTCATTGACCCAGTAGCAATCTTGCCTAAAGCTAAATCTCTTCTAACACCACCAGCAGCAATCTCATCCCTAAATGATTGAGAAAGCGGGGCCAATGGAGTCCTTTCAAAGGCAAAGCTAATGATATTTATAGGCGTTCTGACAAACGGCATAATAATTCGAGTGTATGGTGTGCTGCTTCGCAAACGCTCAACAGATTTACCTACCCTACCTAGTTCGTTAGTGAAAGTTTGATAACGCCCAGCATCAATCGCTGCCAGTTTTATGTTCTCAGGCGGGTGATTAATAATCTGCAAAACTCTTTTAGCCGCTGCTTGCCCAGTCAATCCTTCATTGAATGCTTGGCGATAGGCTTGGGCGTTAAGCTCCATCCTGTAGCCAACAGTCTTGAAGAATGCATCGCCCGCAGTTAGTAATCGGCCTGGGATTCTTACTATTTCTCCCAACAAATCAGCCATTCTTCCTGGGGTTCCTGAAAGATTCAGGCTTTCAGCGCTAATAGCTCTACGCTTTTCGACTTCAACCTTTTCCATAACATCAATAGGTTCGCCAGTTTTCAGGGCCTTCCAAGCTAATCGAAGTCCGTCTCTTGATCCATCAACCATACCTTTCAGCATGGCTGTGGTTTCGCCTGGAGGAATGTTCCCGCCCATCATTGAGGCCATCTTTCTTTCGCCAACAGTCAGTGCCGCGACCATCGTATTAGATAGCATATTGACCATGTGAGTAGCCGGAGAAGATAAAAGGCCGTTGATCCAAACCTCATAAAGTTTGTCAAACGTGGTGACGTTATTCGCATCTGCGACAAATTTGCCCAGTTGAGAAATGTCATCTAGCTCAGCCATCATCTGAGCCATCTTCTGATTTACCTCCATCCCGCCAGAGGCATCAAGGGCTTCTTTAATGGCACGTTCTTGTGCGCGAGAGCTTTCAGCCACAATCTTGAATGATTGCAATGCTCTACCAGCCTCAGCAGTCATCCCTGATACTTGTTGCTGAATTGCTCGATGTTGAGCCATAGCCCTGCGGAACAACGCTAATTCCATATCGCCGCCAGTTGCAGCCGCTTTTGACAGCTTCATCAGGTTTTCACCAGAGGCCACTAAAATCTTTCTAGCTGCTAAAATTTGTTCAGCATTAAAGGCTTCACCTTTTCTTCTTGCTAACAAATCGTCTACTGTCATGCCGAGATCATTAGCAAGTTTTGGCAATTCAACATTTGTGATGACTTGCCTTCTAGCCTTATTGATTGTGGGTGCGTCTGCCGCAGCTACTCGCTCAATTAATTGCTCAACCTCGTCTGTAGTATTTAGGTTAGCTAGATTGATGTTTGCGGCACGTTCTGGATCTGCTTGCTTTGTGCCTTCTTTGAACTCAGGAACTTTGATACTTACACTTGTATCTTCTGCCATTCGATCAAATGGAATAAACTCCTGCTCTTGTCTTTCAGCTTCAACTAATTGCTTCTGTATTTCAGGGTCCCCTTCGGCAACATCTTGAACAATCTCCTCTGATGTTTTGCCTTCAGCCCTTGCAATGTTTGTGATGTCTTGCCTTGCTTTCATTAACTTGACTGATTTGATAAACATATCCGTCAAGCCGCCCAGCGCTAACCCTTCTATAGCATTCTTGAATCGGCCTTCAGCATCAGAATCCCCAGGAGCCGCAGAAAGATATTCTGTGACAGGGTTTTCCAAAGATGGTACTTGTTGAATAAGGTTAGATAATCTAGCCTCTTGTGGATCAAATACCGCTGAATCTGCTACTGCCCCCGCTAAATATGGAGCTATGCTTTGCGTAACGCCTGCGGTTTTCATTGCCTTGAACACAGGAAGGAATCCAGTAAGGAACTGGGAAACACCGCGAACTAATGATCCGGTTGTGGTTCTTGCTTCTGCTTCAATGGTAGGAATTTCTAGTGTTCTGGCTTGTTTGTTTAGTTCAAGCGCAAGCTCAGCCCCAGATAATCCCCCAACAGACAATCCAATAGCAGCAGTAGCCAAAGGATCTACTTCGATAAGTTTAGAAACCTCTGAAACAGCATCCAACATCCCAGCAACGGCCTGTCTTGGGGCCTCAATGACTCCACCAGCAATATCTTTGACCGCTGCACCAATAGCTTCAGCACCGCCTTCAGGAACCCCAGTGCCAAAAATGCCAAATCCAGGACGATCTAACTTTGTTTTTCTTTCTTCAGCAGATTCCTTTGCTTGCCTTTTTAAAAGTGCTTGCTGATAAGGTGTGAGATTCCCAGATTGCCTTGCCTCTAAAATTTTCCCTGTAGCATCGTCTCTTGCGAAGGTTGGGTAAGACAATGGTGGAACTGGATCAACATTGATATCTTTTGAATCAATAACATTAGCATCAAGCCCCGCTGCCCTAGCTTCTTCTTGCTGGAGCATTGCAGCAGCTATAGGAATAGACACTCCATATTTTTTAGATATTTCAATAATTTGCGGATCAAATATAACGAAATTTCTAGTTTTATCTTTTTTCCCAAATGGTCCTCGACTTTCTGCGTCAAGGTATTTTATGCCCTTGATCCCGATTGCCTCTAAAGCCTTAGATGCTTCTTTGGGGTTTGTTGCCTGTGGAGCCGCTCTATAGTACAAATCCCTCCCAGTTGGATTCTGTCTTTGAGGAATACGCCTGCTTTCTGCTTGTAAAGCCTCTATTTTCCTTCTTGCATCAGCGCTCTCTGCAACCCTTTCTGTGTTTCCACCCAGCCTTTCCATATTGATATCTATGATTGTCCTTTCTAAAAGATCAATCTCATCATCAATTTCTTGATGCCTTACTTCTAAGGCTGGATCATATATACCCGCTTTCTCTAATTTTTGCTGCACACTTTTAGGTTGGCTTGAGATTGGCTCATCCCATGCAATCAAGTCTTCTTCATTGGCTCGAATATTTACCTCATACAAAGCGCCACCAGGCTTGTAATTTGGCTTAATCTCAGAGTTAAACCACGCCAAAGTCTCTGGGTTGTTAGATAGTTTTTCGGCTACTTCATCAGCAGTTGCGCCTTCTAGCTCAAGCATCTCAATCGCTTGGAGCTTGTCATATTCAGCCGCAGCTTTTTCTGCCGGAAGTGAGGCAGCTACTCGATCAATCTCTTCGTAAACTTCTCCTAGCCTTCTATCTCCAACCATATTAGGAGCGCTAGTAAGTTGATCTCTATAAGACTTGGCTACACCAGGAGATTCAGCGAAATAAAGACCATAGCCATAGGCTTGTGCGCCTTCGCCAGATCCTATTTTTGAAAGACTAAACTTTCTGAAATGATGAGGAGAGCCGTGATAAGCAGTCAATGTTGAAGATTGTTTTGGCTTGTTTAGATCGGCAAGCGCTTCTTCTACGCTTGTGTAGCTACCAAAAGGATTCCCAGCATTGTCATAAAGATCAATGCCTCCATCCTCTCTTGCCATAGGCT